CTCGGGTTCCGGCGGCGCAACGTAGACAAATGCGGCTCCGTCGAACACGATGTCCGAGCGGCCAGCAGTTACAGGAGCGCGGCTGGCGAATCGCGGGACAGCGAGCGCGTCGAGGCTGGCGTTGACTTGCAGACCTAATGCCGTATTGGCGGCAAATGTGGCGAGCGTGGCGGGGATGTCGGCGTTCAGCACGGCGAGCAGGCGATCGGTTGGAAGACTCCAGAACTGCGCGTTGGTGGTGGCGAGCGTTGACGCAAGATGGTGCGTGGCTTCGCCTGCTTGCAGGACGAGTTGTTCTTTTGCCTGCAAGTCGGCTTCGGCTTGGGTGAGTTGGCGGATGATTGACATGGTATTGGTTAGTAAAGGATACAGACAGGGTGGGTAACTGCCGAGTAGCTGGACGGTCTGCGGACTTCTGGACTACTCATGTCCGCTGGCAAGGAGCTGATCCCGCCGGTCGCAATGATGCCAAACGCTCCGACGTTTGCACTCAGATCTCGCGGACACGCATTGAAAACCTCCCTAAATCCTGCATTGGCCCCAAATTGATCTGTGGCCCTAACCCCCAGAGTGGTTCCATTGTTAATTACCCAGTCAGCAGCACCTTTTGACGGCAGCAATGCAACGTAGAACAGTCCCGAAACTTCGCCGACATTGATGGTAGCCTCGACGAGGCTGGAGACACTTGCACATGACCATTCCCAAACAGCTCCGAGCCGTGTTTTTGGGAATCCGTTCGCGTCTGGCAAATAAACACCCCCATATAAAACATCCGTCACACTCGTCCCAGCCGTGATGGCGATGGCGCATTTTGTGTAGGTGCGGATTTTTGTGATGTAAAACGGCACGAATACAGTTCCCGCCGGATTTCCGGCAGGAGCCCCAAAGCTAAACGAATAAGTGCTGCCGAATCTGCCACCCAGTATCGGTGCTGTTGCCGTGTTCAGCGTATTTTGCAAGACGACCGTTTGCGGATCGAGATCGTATTTCCCGCGAGGGCCAAATCGACCCTCCACATCCGCCAGCGTAATAAGACTGGTCGCCGTAGGAGTCCCCGTCCCGCTTGATGTCGGGCGGGTGGTCGAGCTGAAGATCTGCGATCCGGTGAACGTCTGAGTGCCGCTGGACGGGTTGATCAGCGCGACCGTGCCTGTATCGTTTGGAAATGCAATCGCGCGGTCGGCTGTCGCGGCGTGGGATAGCGTGGTAGTGTAATCGCCGTTGAAGAGTTTGAAGGTCGAGCGCGACTGGATGTAGGCGTTTGTGCCGCTGGTGGAGATATAGGCGTCGGCTCCGAAAGTGGAGATATAGGCGTCGGAGCCGTTTGTGTAGATGTTGCCGTAGTCTCCGGTTGTGGAGATGTAGGCGTCGGAGCCGGTTGTGTAGATGTGGGCGAAGTCTCCGTTTGTGTAGATGTTGCCGTCGGAGCCGATTGTGGAGATGGTGGCGTATTGTCCGAATGTAAAGATGCGACCGGTGATTCCGTATGTAAAGATGCTGGCGGTAGTTCCGGTTGTGAAGATGTCCGCGCCGCTGCCGTTTGTGGAGATGGTGGCGTCGTTTCCGCTTGTGGAGATGGTGGCGTTGGCTCCGGTCGTAGAGATTACGCCGCTCGCGGTAACCGTCGTTGCGGTGGCGGCTCCCAGCGTGGGGGTGGTGAAAGATGGCGAGATGAGCGGGGCTTTAAGCGCGAGCGCGTCGAAGACCGCGTTGCCAGCAACGGCATTCGCGCTGCCGTCGATGATGGTGGCGTCCACGGTGGCTTGGATGCCTTGGATGCCTTGTTCGCCTTGGATGCCTTGGATGCCTTGTTCGCCTTGTTCGCCTTGTTCGCCTTGTTCGCCTTGTTCGCCTTGGATGCCTTGGATGCCTTGGATGCCTTGGATGCCTTGGATGCCTTGTTCGCCTTGTTCGCCTTGTTCGCCTTGTTCGCCTTGTTCGCCTTGGATGCCTTGTTCGCCTTGGATGCCTTGTTCGCCTTGTTCGCCTTGTTCGCCTTGTTCGCCTTGTTCGCCTTGTTCGGCTTGTTCGCCGGGTGGGCCTTGGATGCCGGGTGTGCCGTTGTCGCCGTTGTCGCCTTTTAGCGACTCCAGCCACGCTGCCAGCGTCCCCGCAAATCCATTGGCCACCGCCAGCTGGTAGGCGTCACGCGCCAAAGTGATCGGCGCGGAAATCTCGTTTTTGACGGTAGTGATCATGCGTTAATTTGGTTGCTCATCGTGTGGCGTCTAGTAGGACGCGAAGAATCCCTTTGTAAAACGTAAGCGGAGCGGTGTCGCCTTCCGCCCAAAATTCCATATCCCAAGCCCAATCTCCGGCCCCCAATGGCAACGGTTGGACCTCGGGAATCTGAGCGAACCAAGTTGCGGCATTTAGAATCTGGATCGGGTGAACCCCTTCCCCCGACTCGGTGTCAAAGGTCATGCCCGGATTTTCCGATTTCCGGAACTGCATCCGAATTCTCGCAAGCGGCAGAGTAGGGGCCACGCCGTTGACTATGATCGGCCCGATGGCCGCGACGCCCTGCCATTTGTCCCCGCGCACGGCGGGTTCTAGATTGATGGTGATCGGTGTCATGGGTCGGGTGGATTAAGCGCGGGATCACTTCCGGCGGCGAGGTTTGGCGGTGGTCCCCGCTGCCTAACGCTTGTTTTAGCCGGGCTCGTAGTTGTCTTCCGGCGGGATGCGGAGGCGGTCCACTAGGCTGCTGAAATCCATCCGGGGGCTCGGTCCGATGGCCACGGTGGCGGCTCCGTTGCTAAGGTCGATGGAGAGCTCGGCGACCGGGACTTTCATGGCCGCCCACTCGGCGGGCGAGCCCTCGCCTCGGACGCTGAGGAAATCGCCGGGGGCCGGGAAATCCGGCGCGGTGGGGGCGAGGGTGAGACTGCCCTTGTAGGGCGTCCAATCTTGGCGCGCGAAGTAGTTGGCGGCGAGGTCCGGCGGGGCTTCCACAAACTCGGCGCGTTCGATGAACCCAGAAGCCTGAGTTCCAGCTGCGGCGGCCTTGACGGCGGCAGCCACGGCGGAGGGGCTCATGTTAATGGCGTCCACGGGGTAAAAAGCTGTATAACTGAGATATTTACGGTAGAAATCATCCGTGTCCGCACAGTAAAACGTGTAACCCTGCGTCCAACCGGTGTATGCCTGACATTTCGTTGGCTGGTTCGTTTGCAGCACGTTCATTGCCGTATTGCTGGCCCCGGACACCCGATATGTCAGGAGTTTCCCGCTAATATAGCGGGTGGCTTTGGTCGCCCCAGCGGTGTTTAACTGAGCCGTCGTGAAAGCATTGGGTTTGATCGCATACCAGCCAGTTGCCGCTGTTGCGTTCGCGTTGCCTAGGTAAAGCCCGCCTGTGTTGTAAGAATTCAGATTTCCACTCGCCCCGCCGCTGCAGCCGATGGAGTCGTAGAGCGAGAAATACCCACCGGGGCCCATCGTGAATCCCGGTTGCGCGGCGGCGGCCGCTTGCAGGTCAGCGTCCCGCTCCAAGCACGCCGCCCAATCAAGCGATAGTGCTGCGGTGGCGGCGGCGGCATCGACGCCAGCCCCAGTGACCGTGATGAGCTCATTGATTTTAATGAGTGCTAGTTGGGCGGATGTGAGGGCGTCGGAGACGAGGGAATCGCTGCGCTCCACTCCCGAGAGGAAGATGCTGAGCTTACGCCGCGACTCAGCGGCCACGTCGCCCGCAAACTGATTGAGAGCGATGATCAAACTATCTCCTGACCGACGGGCGTAGGAGAGGGAGACGCCGAGCGCTCGGGCTTCCGGGTAGGATGACAGTTCCAGTCCGGTGGTTTTGTGGCCCTCGCCATCGAGGTCGATCACCTTGGCGACAGCATCGGTGCGGGATGCGAATCGCAGGGTCGGCGGGGTGGTCGCGTAGTCCATTCGGGTCACGGTGTCGGGGGCCCATTTGAGCATATCTTCCAGCGCGGACGCGTAGCTCGCGGCTCGGAATGCCATTTTGGGGACCAGATAGTATTCCGGCATTTCGCTCTCACTTGGCGCTTGCACGGGGAGGCCCGTGTTTTCGGCGCGAACAATCACATCTCGCAGCCGCGTGCCGATTTCGTCGGCCGTATACAACAAAAACGGGCGGTTGTCGTCGCCCAGAAGCGGCGTCTCCATCATCCCCTGATAAACATTGTTCACCTCGTAGCTGTAAATCTTCTCCGGGAAGCGAAAGGACCGCTTGACGATGCCCGTGAACAAGCGCGTGCCAGTCCCGTCATAGAGGCTGATCCACTGGCCGTCGTCGGGAATCACCTTGCTGCGGCTGCCGAGGAGTTGGAACGTCAGCGTATCGACGGCCAGCGAACGCAGCGAGAGCGTCGCGTTGTAGCAGCACAAGTCGGCCAGCGAAATTTGCAACTCGCCCAGCGCCTTGCCAGCCTCTCCGGCGAGGTAATAAGGGGCGGTCGGTTTCATCGGGCGAGGGAAAAGAGGTGGTTGATCTGTGACTGCTGGTGGTTGATCCGGTTATTGATGGAGGTTATACCAGCGGTCAGGCCATTGAGCGCGGACAGGAAGGCGTTGCCCTGTTCGGAAAGCCCCGTGCCGACGTCTTGCACGGCCTTGGTGATTGCCTGCGTGTCCTGCGGGTTGGGCGTTAGCGTTTGGATCTGGGCGACCGTGCCCGTGCGCTCGCCGTCGAGCGAGGTTTTCACTTCCGTGACTTTGTCGGCGGCGGCGGTGGTGATGGTGCCGACTTCCACTTTGATTTGTTCAATCGCGGCGGTGGGGCCGGAGGCGAGAGTTTCCTTCAGGCTGTCTTCGATGGACTTGAATGCCTTCCCGGCTTCCTTGGTGACGGAGCCCTTGTATTTGTCCCGCAGGTCGATGAGCGCGACCTCCACGTCCTCCGCCACGTTGAGCTTGGCGTCGGCAAACAGCCGGGCTTGCTCGTTGGCGATGTCCTTGGATTTCTGGAGTTCCTTATTGGTGGCGTCGAGCTTGTCGCTGAGTTCTTTGAACTCAGCGGGGTTGAGCTTGTCCTTGCTGTCCGTGAGCGCGCGCGTGTAGGCGCTGTATGCCGTGGACTGCGCTTGCTGCGCGATAGTCACGGCGGATTGGCTTTGGCGGAGGTTTTCCGAGAGCTTCGCCACTTCCACCTTGAGCCGCACGGCGAGCGCGTTGGCCTCGGCGAGCGCCACATCGCCGCCGTCTTGCTGGGCGATTTTGATTCCCCGGTTGGCCCGTTGTTGTTCGATGCTTTGGAGCTGCCCCCGCAGCGTGGCGATGCGTTGTAAAGTCTGCTCCTGTTCCTTTAATCCGTCCGCCTCGTCTTGGTAAACCTTGGAGAGGGACGAACCTGTCTCATTCGCCATTTTCAGGCGGGTGGCGTTGAGCTGGTTGAGGAGGCGGTCTTGCTCCGCCAATGATTCCTTCAGGTCATTCAGGCCAGTGAGTTCCCCCACCGGGTCTTTGGCTACTTTCCAGATTTCTGCCAGCCCATCGGACACGCTGGTGATCACCGTTTTGACAGGTGAGATGAGCGTTTCGATGCTGGCGATTTGTGCCGCGAGATCTTCCCCAAGTTCCTCGCCTCTCGCTTTGAGTTCCGTTTCAAACTCCCGCCAGCGCTCGACTGTCTCGTCCAACATATCGTAGGACACCACCGCCGCCGCGCCGATGGCCACGAATGATCCGGCCACCGCCACCGCGTCCGCGCTGATGAGTTGGGAAACGGCCCGGAATTGTTGACCGAATCCGGCGTAGTCCGCCGCCTCTTGGCCGAGTTTCTGGGCACCGCCGGAAACATCCACGTCGAGCAGTCCTCCGGTTTTTCCGCTCGCGCTTTCGGTGGCGCGGCGCTTGGCTTCCAGCACGTCCATCTCTCGCTCGGCCTTTTTGACTGCGTCTTCAATCTTGAAGATGGATTTCTCGGCCTTGTTCGCCGAAGCTGAAATCTCGTCGATGGCGTCCGGGATTTTTTCGATGGCCCGACGCGCATCCTCTGCTGACTTCGGAATTTTATCGAGCATTCCGCCGAAGCCAGTGCTCGGCTTGACGGGGGCGGACAGGTCTTTGCCTGCATCCTCCACTTTACGGATTTCCGCTGCCGCCGTTTCCGCTCCAGTCGTCTTGATGCCAATCGTAATGTCGTTGTCAGCCATGACCGTGGGTTAGGAAACGCGAGTGATTTTCACGAACGATCCGACCTTGACGGCCACGGCGGAGGCTGCCACCTCGCTCTTGATTTGAAATTGCAGCGCGGCCGTTGAGCTCGCGGTGAACACGCCTTGCAGCAATATGCCAAATGGATTCGTCGCCACCGGGGCGGAGGTGGCGGCATAAGTCCCCCCGATGGCGGCGATGGACAACGCGGAGCCCGAGTCCATCATGATCAGCGTGCCCGCCCCGCCGGAGTTGACGATCTGCACGCCCGTGGTGGTCGCCGCGCTTGTGGCGATGAGCGCCATCTCGATCAAATATACCGCCCCTGAAACGGGGACAAAATCCCATTCAGTGAGCGCGACCGGGGTGGTGGTGGACGCGAGAACGTCCGAGGTGATCCGCATGATGACAGGCACGTTAAGGGCCGTGAGTGCGCCGGAGACATTGAGTGCGCCGGAGACATTGAGTGCGCCGGAGACGGTGAGTGCGCCGGAGACGGTGAGTGCGCCGTTGATTTTGAAGCCGCCGGAGACGAGTTCCATCACGGTGGCATTTCCCGCGCCGTCGCGGATCACGGCCGCTCCGGTAGTTCCGGTGCCGATGTGGAGAAGCTGGGCGTAAGTCGAGGAGAGGCTTGATCCGGTGAGGCTATTGGCTGGCATGGTTTGGTGGAGTTAGAAAATCAAAGGGTTTCCCAGTTGTTGGCCACGGCGTTCCAATTTTGCAGCACCCAGTCAAATCGGATGCCTTGGTAAAGCGGGATCGCGGAAACCGGGGTTTTATCGCCGGATTCGGTCTGGTAGTCGGTCATGGAGGCGAATGACCCGCTGAAGGCTTGGGTCGATGAGCAGCCGAGGATCACCGCGTCGAGAAAGTCCCACGTCTCGCCCGCTTGGACGGCGACGCGCAGCTTGCCCGTCTTCATGTAAGGGATGGACGCCGGGTGCCGCATGGCATAGCTGGCGGCTTCCGCATGGCTGGCGTGGCTTTTGCGCCGTCCCCACTCCACGGCCACCCTCGCGCCCCATTTCGGAATGGCCACGCCATAGGTTGAGCCAATCGGCGCGTAAGCGTCCGAGGAAACCGACACCGGGAAGGTCAGCGGGTTTTGCATCCGGTCCCCAAAGTCGAGCAGCCGCACGGTGGCGCTGCCATCGTCCGGTATAAAGTCGATTTGATGGATCGAGGAGGTCATCAACCGTTATGGGATGAAGACTGTGGCCGGGGCTGAGACCGTGGGCGGGGTGTAACTGGCCACAACAAAGTCCGGAAGATCAGCCCCGCCAACGCCGACGGTTGGACTGCCAACTCCGGTCGTGATCGTCCAAGCCGTGAGTCCTGCCGGGTATTGAACCAGAGATGCCTTGGTTGCCAAATAAGTCGTCCCCATTTTCAGACGCCAAGACGTCCCATCATGAGACATGATGATGTTGGTTGGACTGTCAGTTTGCGTGCCGTCCGTGGAAAAAGCCACCTTGCCTGCGCTCCATCCTGCAAAATACAACATTCCGTTCACGCCAGCTGTGGTGACTCCCGAGATTGAGCATCTGATCGCGTTTTGATCCGTGCCGTTAAATATCAGCTGAGGCGGGTTCTCGGAAAAATTAGTCGTCGGCGTGAAGATTGAAGTGGGTGCGGATGGCATGGGTGGGAATCAGTGAAGGGTGACGAGGAAGGATCAAGCCGGGGCAGAGGGTTGGACTCCGCCCCGGCAACGATCAGGATCACGCGTAGGTGACGAACGTGTTGAGCGGGCTTGGGCGTTGCTCCAAGCTGAACTCGACCGAAGACGTCACTGGGCCGATGTCGCCGTCATTGACAAGGCGCAGGCGGGACCAGACTTGGACGCGCTCGATGATCGCGCCGGACTTGTTTTGGACTTCCAGCAGCATGACGCCATCAAGGAAGTTGTCAGCCTTCACGCCGGGCGATTGGGCGGAGGAAGCGACCAGCGCAGCGGCAAGACCGTTTTCGAGTTGCTTGAGGTAACTGTTGGTCTTGTGGGTGGTAGCCGTCCACTTGCGCATCGTGACCATCTCCTCGATGTCTTCATAGTAGCCGCCGTTATCGGCTGGCACGTTGAAGGTTTCGCTTTTGACCGTCTTCGCGGACTTGACGGTTTCGATGTCTTGGAACTGGTAGCTGGTCCAGTTGCTCGACGGGCTGTTGTCAGGCCATGTGGCATTGGCGACGGTGATTCCATCGACGAGTTCGCCGGACGGGACGAAATAAAGGCGGGCGTTTTTGAGTTCGCGGCGGATAAGGGTAGGAGCAGCCATAATTTATTGAGTTGGAGGTTGAGGTGAGAGGATCAAAAGAGGCCGATGATTCGGACCTTGCCGAGGGCTTCCAGCGCCTTGGCGTCGCTAGCAGTCAGCGGGAACGAACATGGGCCGATGCCGCAGATGGCGTTGCCAATCTTCAGCCCGTTTTCGAGGATTTGGACGGCGACATTCCGCGCTTCGGGCGCGGCCTCGACAGCGGTGGATTCGGCGGGTGATTTGTTAATTTTAGTCATGGGTCAGAGTTGGGACGGAGTGGTGAGTTTGATTTGATGGGCGAGCAAATCAGGCACGTCGGTCGGCGTAATTTCGGTGCAAATCAAGCGGCCGCTGTAAGGCGTCGCGGCGGTCTCGCGCCAGTCGTGGAGGTGGTTGGCAATGGCTTCGGCGAGGTCGTCGGCGGGCGTTTCACCGGGGCGCAGGATCGGCTTGGAAAAGAGGGTGACGCTGAAACCGCTTTGAATGCGCGGGCCGTCGGCCGAGACGTCCTTGTTGGTGCCGCCCGTCCACGAAACCAAAACGAGGTTGCCGATTTGCTTGCCGATGACTTTGCGCAGGTCGCTGAGGATGTCGTGCTGGCGGTCCACTACGATCCGGCAATCCGCGAGGATCGGCAGCGCCTGCAATGAGGCGGCAATCGCGTCGGCCTGTTCGTAAAAGCGGGACATGGTTTAGAAATTGAGAAAAGTGGAGCCGCCGCTGACGGTGGTGGCTTCGGTGGATTCCGGGATGGTTCCGGTGGCGTCTTCAATCCGCACGTCGCCCTTGGCCACGGCGTCGAGGAAATCATGGGCTTTGCGTAACTCCTCCTTACGGGTTTCGGTCGATCCCTCGGACAGCGGCAGCGAGCCGACGAGCGCGTCGCGGGCGATGGTGCAGGCGGCGAACAGGCACTCGTCGGGGATGGTTCCCGCCGCGCCGAGCTTGACGAGGTTTTCACGGTTGGAGGCGACCTTGCCGCGCACCATGGCCGTGACTTGCAGGATGATCTCGGCGAGCGTATCCACGCCGTCCGAGGCTTGATCGCCCGCATCGACGTAGCTCTCCAACTCGTCCTTGGCAAGACGGCCTTTGATGTTAACGGCGGTGAGGGTGATCCAAGACATGAGAGGAAAAGAGAACGGCCCCACCCGCGTTGATACGAGCGGGGCCGATCTTGGGTTTTAGGCAGCGATTAGCTGAGGGTCAGGGCGAAACGAGCGGCGGCCGATGCGTTGTTCACATAGGCTGCTTCGGTCCATTCCGTGATGATTTTTTCGCCGAAATCCTTCTGAATTGCGCGAACGCCACCGAACGGGTTGGCGGAGACGCGGAAGGTTTTGAAGGCGGAGGCGTCGAACTGGTTGGCGTTGTCCGCTGCGAAGTAGATCCAGATTTCTGGGAGCGTCGCGTCGGTCAATGCGTTGTTCTTGGTGCTGGTCGTGCGGGCCGGAGTGTCGAAGGTCGCGGTGGAAACCATGCACTGGGTGTTCGGGTTGAGGAACAGCGAGCCGACGTCTTGGATCATCGGCGAAACCTTCGTTGCGTTGGGGTAGCGTGCGATGGTCTTGCCGTTGTTCTTGAAGTAGCTCCAAGCGGCCAAGCTGAACACCACGCGGTTCGGGATCACGCCGAGGTTTTTGGCGAGCGCTTCCATTTGCGCGTCGATTTCGGCAACCGGGTCGGTGGTCGAGGACCAGCTTTTCGCGGTAGCGCCAACGCCCGTGCGTAGCACCGAGAGAGTTTCGCTCAGGCGGCTGTTGCCAGCTTGGGAAACGAGGTTGCGCACGCGAGCTTCGCGCAGCATCCGCGAGCCTTCGCCCGTGGTGGCAAGGTCGAGCTCGTGGTTGTCGATGATGTCGTGGAGCGCGTAAGGAGCCAGTGAGATGCTGATGCGCTCGCCGTCGGTGATCACTGCGGTGGAGTCGCCGCCGATTGCGCGCTTGGCGCTTGGCACTTGGAGGCCGGAGCGTTTGGCGTAGTCGATGATCGAGAACGACGCGGCCCCCGTCTGAACGACAGGAGCGAGGAAGTCAGCGAGGGGCGAAGCGGTTTCTTGGAACAGTCCTTTGGCGAACTGGTTCAGAGTGGAGATGTTAGCAGGAGTAGCCATGGTGGTGGGTCAGTGGATGGATTGAGGATTGGCGAATTAAACGGTGACGGATGGATTGCCGAGGCAGACCCGGATCAGGTGGCCAGCAGCGGTAGCAGCTTGCAGGGCGACGCCGATGCAGGAGTTGGTCGAGGTAGCGGTTGCGACGCGGCCAGCGGTGGCAGGCATCACCTTTGCACCGAGCGCGATGGCTGCGGAGGCTTCGACGAACACGATGGAACCGGAGCCGAGCAGCGCGATGGCTGCGGCTTCACCGGAAGCAACGTCTTCAAGGATGATGCCAAGGCCGACGTCGGTGCCGGAAGTGCCAGCTGCGACAACAGTGCCGCTGGAAACCTTGACGTGTTGACCTTGCGAGAGGGCGGCACCCGCTGGGAGGGTGATGATTGGCAATGCAGATGCGAGCGATGACATGGTGGTATTTCTTAGAGTTGGATTTAGTTAGCGAAAGCGGATGGATCAATTTCGGAGGCGCGATCCCAGACGCGGGAGAACGTGGCGGATTCGCCGAGTTCCGTGCGGGCCTTGACTTGCGCGGCTTCGATGCGGGCGACGAGAGATTCAGGGCGGGCTTGGCCTGCTTCGATGATCGGTTGGTCGAGGCCGTCGTGCTGTTTGACGAGGCCAGCAAGCACCGTCTGCACGAAGGTTTCGCCGGAGGCGAGTTCGGCAGCGATGCGGGAGCAATAGCCGTCGCGGGTGGCTTCATCCTTGGGAGCGAGGCGACCGTCAGCAACGGCAGCTTCGACGAGGCCCTTGGCGCGCTCTTCACGGGCGGCGGAGGCTTCGGCGACAGCGGCTTCCTTCTCGCCCTTGAGTTCGGCGAGTTCGGCTTCCAGCTCGGCAATGCGGGCGGCTTTTTCGGCGTCGCTGAGGGTCATTTCAACGACGCGGTCGGCGGCGAGTTTTTCAGCATCGGGCAGGGCGGCTTCAGCAGCGGAAAGCAGGCCGCAAGTGGCGAGGATTAACATGGGGTGGGTAGTTGGTGTTGAGTTTGTCCCCGCGTCACTTGCGGCGATGCGCTCAATCTCCCGAAATGCGGGTTCATTCACTAGCGCTCCGAGTGGTCCCCGTTCTGGGAGTCCAGCCGGGCTGTGATCGTCGGCCAAATCGAAGCGCGGCGAGAAGTAGGCGAAGTCACGCCCCTCGATGGCGGCGGCACCTGCGCCGGACCAATCGACCGCGCAAAGCAGGCCGCGCCCGGCTTCGTAACGGAAGCCCGTTGGGTAGCCCGAAGTCGGCCCATCGGCCTCGTGTTTGAAGTCGAGACGGGGCTTGATGTTGCCCTTGGCCAATCGCTCCAGATCGGCTTGAAAAGCCGCCGCGATGGTGTCGCCCTTGTCGGCGTCCATCTTGACGAGGATGCCGTTCGGGTGGCTTTGCGGATAGATCAGGCTGTCGCCCTCCGGGATGTAGACGATCTCCGACGGCAAACCCTTGGCGGGCAGCGCGGAGGCGAGGGCGAGGACGAGACGGTTCACGCCTCGCATTGCACGACCGATCCACGCCGGATGCTATCCGGGGGAGTGGTCCCCGCTCTTACTCGTTAGACGGCGGGAAAAGAATCGCATCCCCGCCATCCGTGACGGGCAACCCTTGGGATGGAGCGAGCCGCTCATTGAGGTCGGCGATGGCCTTGCGGTATTTCTCCGCCTTGCCCACTTTGCCGCTGAGAATAGCGTCTTGCAGCCCTTCGTTAAGTTGCTCGGCACGCACCTTGACGACGGCGATCTTGGCCGCTTCCTGCGGGCTGCGTGGCTTCGGGGCGGCTTGCAGCTCGGCGATGAGCGCGGCCTTGATGTCCGGGTCCATGGCTTTGACTGAAGCGAAAAGCCCGTCGCTGAATTTCGGTTGCGGCTTGGCCTCGGCGGTCTTTTCACCCGTTAGCCCGAGCGCGGCGGCGTCCTCTTTGGAAACGTCCTCTTGATTGCACCCGGAACTGTAACCATACGGCCCCCACGGCACTTCAAACCCGCCGATGTCTTTCGCGTTGTGAAACTCGGCCCAGCGCGGATCGGTCTTGAGCAGCACTTCGCCGAGGTTGTCTTGGTGGCGCTGGCGCGGAGTTTGCACGCCCCGCTCGCGGATCAAACGGGCGGCGGGAAACGCGTCCAGCGCGGCGGGCGTCATCCCCTGCTTCCACTGGCCGTAGCCGTAAGCCTGCCTGACGTTGGTGTCGAAGATCAGCCGCAGCCGCGCCTCGCTCTTGATGTCGGTGATGCTGCTTTGATCCGTGTCGAAAAACTCCTGCTTCGTGGCCATCCCCTCGGCGATCATGAACTCGCGCATCTTCCGCACGAAGTGGGCGCGGTCGAAGACGCTGAGGGCTTCGGATTGCACGCCGTCCGGGTTGGTGACGGTTTCCTTAACTCCGGCCATGTAGTCGAAAATCAGCGAGTGCGCCCGGTCGAGGAAGCGGGCGCTTTCAACTCGGGCCGAGAAGAAGGCGCGGCTGCGAAACTCCGGCTCATGCGTCGCCCAGCCTGCCGAATCCCACTCCGCCGGGAGTTGTTCCTTGTCGGCGAGAAAGCTGATCGCTTCCTTGAAGGGCATGGGTTCGTTAATCATGATGAAAGGATTTCAAGCAAGCTCCGACGATACCGATCCATGAACGCATCGGAAAGCAAATTGTTGGGAGGCAGCGCCCCCGGCCACGGCTTATGCGTGACGCTGCGCACCAGCGCGTAAACGGCGCGGATGGTGTTGGTTTTGATGGTCGAGGTTCCGGCCGCTGATTTGCCTTTGCCACGCTCACCCGTGACCACTCCGCCGACCCGCTCAAACAAAGCTCGCTTGCCTTTGATCACAAAGAGATTCGTGCGGGCGAATATCTCGTAGTCCGCAGCGCGTCGGCCGCGTGCTTCAGCAATGAGCGGGATCGTGAGGAACTTCGTCCGCTTCGGCACGACGGTGCCGCCCGTTGATTTGAATTTGAGGTGCCGGGCGTCATTGGTGATCGTGGCCCCTTGCTGGTCAGCGCTCTGGAAGCTCCAAGCCCGCGTGACGTCTGACCCGTAGCTGCTGCCGTCAGTGGATGGGCCGAGGTAACGCTTCCCTTTCCATCCTCCCGCTTGGTCAAATTCGCGGTGGTAAGCGATTGCGGCGGTCACGGCTTCCCGCCCGCCCTGCTCATTGATGGCCGAGCTGTCCGCGCCCGTCATGGCCGAAATAGCCCGCCGAAGCATCGGACTCGCGCCATCGGTGACGCTGACCCGGATCTCAATCATGGCCGCTTGAAGCGTTGCGTGCTGCCTGCAAGGGCTGCGCTGCCGATAGCTTCCTCAAAGGCGGTTTGCAGGGTGTCGGTGTCGAGCAGGTTGAATAATTCCGGCAGTTGCTTCTGCGCCTTTTCCAGCGCGGCGAGGAAGTCAGCGTCGCTCACGTTCTTGGCCATAGCCAGCGCGGCGAGGCGGTCAAACATCGGGCGGACTGGGGCCAGCCATTCGCGGGCAACGCCCGTCAGACCCTCCAGCACGGCGCTGGACAGTTGCTCGATGTCGGACAGCTTCTTCGCGGGCTGATCCGCAGCGGCGGCGGCGGCAACTGGAAGTGGGTTCACGCGCCCCTTTGTTTCATGAGGAAAAACAACAACTCCCGGCGCAGGATCTCCCTGCGCACCATCCGGCGACGCGTGAAAAATTTTCTCCCCATCAGCGGGCAACGGCACGCCGAGGTCTTCGTAGACGAACGCTTCCGACATCGGAAGGTTAAGGCGGGCGAGAATCTCCATTCGTTCGGCCTTGGCCTTGGAGTCGGATGCTTCCTCACGGCGCACCCACATTTCCGGCAAGTCTTCGCGTCCTTCGCCCCAGTTGTGCGCGACGATCGCCGGGATCAATTGACGGGATAAGACTTCACCCACGAAATCCGCAAGGCCATCCACCACGCCGTCGAGCGTTTCCGCATGGACTTCGCCGAGCGCCCGGCTGCCTTGGTTGGCGGTGCCGCTGGTCAAGGTTTGGCCGAGGATGAACTTGTCGCACTGCTCATCGGCGAGGTCGATCAACACCTTCTGCGGCAGTTGGTCGCCGCCCTTGGCTGCGTCGAGCACGTTGATCTTGGTTCCCGTCTTGGTGACGATGTAACCATTGGCCCCGATGGAATTGAGCGCGGCCTCGACGCTGCGCTGGTCTTTGGAATCGGCCACCTCGGCGTGACGCCACGGGATGCCGTAGATTTGCGTGAAGCTCATCAGCCACTTGAGGCCGTAGCTGCTCGCCAGCCAATAGCCCGTGAGCGCCCGCAGCGGCGCGCCAACGAGCGGGTGGCCCGTGTGGCCGGAGTTGACCGCCACCAAGAAACGATGCGCCGGGAAGTCTTGCATGGCGTAGCTGCTGCCGCTGCCGGAGGCGTCCAGCATGAGGCGGTCTGACGTCGCTTCGTAGGTCGGGTAGCCGTAGTAGCGGGCGGGCAGTTGCTTGGTGCAGCGCGGCCTCCACGTCTTATCCTTGTCCTGCGTCCAATGGATTTCCGATACGGAGTGCCCGTAGTAGTAGCCGAAAACGATGTTGCGGATGGTCGCTTCCAATCCGTTCTCACCCCGATCCGAGGCCGAGCGCATCCGCCAGACGAGGTCTTCGATCTCTGCCGCCATTTGCTCCGCTTGTGGGTCAGGGTTTTCCCCGCGCTTGGCGTAGGGCAAGACCTTCCACGGCGAGCAGATCACGCGGCGGGCGATCTCGTTGAGGTTCTTTTGCAAGCGCGGCCATGTGTCGAGCATCGCGTTAAAGAGCATTGCCTGCATCCGCAGGTCGCCGCCCCATGCCGAGGACAGGGTTGCCCGCACGTCGCCCGGCAACTGGTCGCGCTCGAAAAAGTCCAGCGTCCGTTCTTGTGGCGCGGGTTGAATCATCGGCGTATCATCGCGCTCAATCGTGCGAAGGGTCGCGGCCGCAGTAATGGTGTCGCGGCGGAGCGGCAGGGCAGAGCCGATGGGCAGGAAGGCAGTTTCCATGAGCGCGGATTCTGGCCGTGATCCCCACGCGAAGTCGCGGCTTTCGAGTGGTCCCCCTTTGCTCATCCGGGCGACATCCTTACGCGGGGGGTTCAGCTAATGAGGTCTTCGACGAGGATCAGCGGAAAGGTTTTCTGGTCGGCTAACTCAAGCGCGGCGGCTAGCTGCCCGTAATACGCGGGCCATTGTTCCGCCGGAAGCGTCACGCAGCCCTCGGAGGACGTGCCACTGATCCCGCCCCGGTGCAGATTAATCCCGAAGCAGCCCGTCTCTTCGTTATGCACGGTGCCGTCGGCTTTCACCCGTTGAACGGTCACGGGTGCGGCTCCCTGCCCGAACGCCATGTAGCCAGTTGGGCGGCTCGGGTGGTGCTTGAGTCGGCGGAACTCCCAGCACCCAGCCTTGAGGCGGGCCATGAATTTCTTGGCGGCCGTGTTCCAGCCGAAGCGGCTTGGATCGGTGTTGCCGTTCCAAGAGGAAAAGCCGTGAGGGGAAACGATGAAAAGGGCATCGTCATAAATGCCCACGTCATTGACTCCGGCCTTGCCCATCGTGTCCCGATAGTAACCGCGCACTGCCAAAACGTAAACCGCAGGCAATGTTTCGCCGTAAGCCGACGAGGCTTTTGCCGTGACTATCGCGCGCGATGCTTTGGGTTTTACCTTGGGCAGAGTCTTCATGCGCGGGCAAGATGCGTCGAATCAAACGGCGATGCGAAAGCCGCGAGTGGTCCCCCCCTTTTTCTCAAAACCGGGCGAAGCTGCCCGCGAAGCCATTGCTGCTCGGGCTGGAAAGGATTGACCGCTCGGAAACGGCCCCGCTCATCCGCGCCCCGCAGCAAATTGCGCCAAGCAGCGCGTCAGCCCGGTCGGGTGATTTGATTCCCTGCTTGCCGAGACTGTCCTTGCTCTCGATCCGCAGCCGCCCGTTGTCGGTCCACTCGCTCCGGCGGGTCGTAAGCTGGCGAAACGTGATCGGGTCGAGCACGCCCACGTTGACGCGGCCCCGTTCAATCTCGCGGGTTCCGACGTGCCAGACTTCGCCGATCAGGTTGGCGTATTCGTCGGGGTCGCTCGCGGCTTGGCCGCCGTGAAACTTGTTGATGTGGCAGCCCATCTCGGCGAGGTCATTGATCATGACGATGCCCAGCCCGTCGGCGTCGCCCCACGCTTGGCTAGGGCTGACTTCATGCTCGCGCAGCAGTCGCGCAAACTCGCGGCAGGCCTGCACGGTGTCCTTCTCGACCCACGCTTTGATGATTCTGACGCGGTTGCCCTTGCGGATCGCCAGCACGTTCTCATCGCGCCCTGCGGCGAAGTCTAGGAAGGCGACAACCTCGCCGTCTGTAACCTCCTGCGGCTGGGCTTCAATCGCCTTGGCGAGCCTGTCAGGCGTCAGCACCATGCGCTCGACGTTCTCGGTGAACTCGGCTTCGTGCATGGAGCGAAACACCGGATGGTCAGCCCCGTATTTTTCAAGGTCACGCGCCCGTTTCTCCGGCTCGATGTGCGGGCACTCGGTGGACGGCACACGGCGCGTCCAGTAGTATTTCCTGTCCTTCCCGAACGAGTCGAAGAACTGGCCGCGTGGTGCGCCGGGCGAGGATACCCAAAGCTGATACTTCCGCGTGCAGCGGTCGAACGCTTCAAAGATTGAGTTGGGCACGGTCTTGGCCTCGTCAACGATGATGAAGACCGGGTCAGTCTCGGAGTTGATCTTCGGGTGCCATCCTTCGGCGCGGCCCGGATCGTCAGTTGAAAAGCCAACCGCGAAGCCGCCCTCGGGCGTGCGAAGCTCCACCGACATGAAAGACCACGCCGGGAACAACGACTGGAACCGTCGCACGGCTGGCCAAAGCTGCTTCTCAATCTGCCGGAATGATCCCGAAGTGAAGACGACTTGCCCGCGTGGGTGTTCGTGCAGGAACCAAAGAATCAGCGGAGCGACGAGGTTAGCCGTCTTGCCGCTTCCGTTAGCCGCCACGACCGACGAGTGCCAGCCCTGCCCCAGAGCCTCCATCGCTTCAAATTGCCAGCCGTAAGGCCGCAGGCCAAGCACCTTGACCGCGAACTCGCTGGGCGTCATTGACCCGGCGGAATCAATCCGCTGCGCAGGTTGCTCAGGTAGCCGTCGAGGGCTTCGGACTGCTCCGGCGTGAAGCCGCCTCCTTCATTGCGGATCGTGCCGCTGAGTTCGGTGTGGTTGCTGATCTGGTCCGACTGGCCGAGCAACTGCTTGCCGAGCCAAATCAACATGGTGACGTTGCCCGCCAAGGCCAGCTCGATCTGCTTCTTACGCAGGCGGGTTTTCCCCCCGTTGCGGCCTTTGTCAATATCCTCCGCAAAACGGCGCGCCAGCGTATCCACTGAAACGCCAACGATGGATGCGATCTCTGAGTTGGGGCAGCCAATCCCGGCAAGGTTCTCGACCAGCTTTGCATCGACCACGGCCAGCGGCCTTCCGGTGGTTGTCTTTGATTCGTTTTTGGGCTTGAGCTTCATTTTTTGATGGGGGCAAAATGTTTCCAGTTGATCCGGCAATCCTCCCGGCCGTCAGGCTTGGTGAAGGCTTCGCAAATCGCCCGGCCCCACAGTTCCTGCATCTTACGGGACGACGCGGCTTCCTTTCCGGCTTTGAGGTAAAGCGATTGCAGCCCGCCTTTGTTGCTGCCGTTTTGGGGTGCCGAAAAGGAAATCTGTGAAGCCCGCGCTGTCATCCTGCCGGATGCTAGGACTTGAAGCGTGAAATCGCGGTCTTCCTTCATGGTGACCTCGGGTCGGTATGAAAAATCGGCCGTCCGCTGCGTGTTAATGCAGACCGCCACGTCACAATATCCGTTGAGTTTGATTGGGCTTTTCGCTGACCAAGCATATTGCTGATATTCCAAGGCCGCTTGACCAAGATTCGGGATGCCCGAAAGAATCATCTGCGCTTCAAACAAGGCGGCTTTTGCCGTAACGCGGGAATTCTTCTTGCCGTTGGAGCGGTAGAACCCGGAAATGTCGTCGTCCAGCATCCAAAACCACTTGATGCCCGCTTCCCGGCAATGGGTCAGAATGCTGTTGCGGGAATAAACCAGCCCCCGGTCGTTTTCCTCAAGCCTCATCACCCGGCCTTTGCTGGCGTAATGCTCCGCCTCTTGCGGCTCGACAACGAACTTGAACGCCAAGCCGGACTCGCCCAAAAGCTGGCCCGTGCGCTGAGTTTCGGCGCGGCCCTTGCTCGGGATGAATATCGGCCAAATCACTTTTTCTGCCTTTCCTTGGTGGTTTTAGACTTTTCGATCAGCGAGCGCGATGCCCGCATTTTCTCAACTTCGTCGTGCGGCGTTTCGCATGACCACATATTCTTGAGTGAATAAAAAACGACCGTGTAGCGAACCGAGTCGGCTTTGAGCTTCATGATTGGCGTTACCCCGTGCAGCAAGGATTGCCCATCGAACATGATCAACGATCCGTCCGCGCACTCAAATTTCATGTCTAGCTCGGGAACCGCAAGGTGGCCCCCCTTTATGTCCCGCTTAACGGCGAACATGGCCGACCAGACTCCGACGTAGTTGCCCGTGTCGTAGTGGTATTTGAGCGGGTTGTTGTGGTTGACGATTCCGCTGGTGAACATCGACCCGTTCATCCGGTAGTTTTCCTTGACGTTCTCGCGGGTCATGGCGCTGTGCCGCTCGTGTAACTGTTTGTTGACCCGTTCGTATTGCTCCTCCGCGATGCAGGCGAATCGTTTCAGCACGTCGTTTTCCTCGGGTTGACTGCGGGCCAGTGAAGCCGCCCGGCAAGACAAGTTGCGGATCATGTTGCGCGGGGCGTAGCCGAAAATCTTCGATGACGTCACAAGGCCGTTGGTGCGGGTGCTGTTGTCATACTTGATCCTTTCAAGGGTCTTCAACAACACCGTCGTCTCCTTGGACGGGTTTTTAAGGTAAACGATAATCGGCGTGCCGTCTTGCGTGACTACCGTATCTTCCGTGACCAGCGCCGAACAGTCACCTTCGCCCGCTGACCTGTTGCGGAATTCCTTTAGGTCAATCTTCTTCGGTTTGACGCTGAGAAATTGCATATCCGTTGGTTTCTAGTAGGTGGTTGACGACCTCCGTGTTGTTGCTCAGGCCGTGCTGTTCGGCGTACTGGCCCATAGCCTCGATGGCGGCGTCGTATTCCGCCATGGTGTAAACCAAAATCACCTGCCGGATGATGGACTCGTCGTAATTTTCAAACCGCTCGGCCATGGTTTTGTCATGGTTGACGACCTCGGCGATCTCGGGTTCGGGCGGGTTCAAAAACTCCTCAATGGCGCTGTTGTCGAAGCCAGTCAGATCAAGATCAAAGTCGGCTTCGCGCAGATCGGCCAGTTCAAGTCCGAGCATCTCCTCATCCCACGCGCTGTTCATTGCGAGCTTGTTGTCCGCGATGACGTAGGCGCGTTTTTGATTCTCGGTCAGGTGACTCAGCCGGATGCAAGGCGCGGTTTCAAGCCCTAGCTTGCGGGCTGCCAAGATCCGTCCGTGCCCGGCGATGATGCCGTTTTTCCCGTCGATCAGCACGGGGTTGGTGAAGCCGAATTCGCGGATCGAAGCAGCCACTTGAGCCACTTGGGCGTCGGAATGGGTGCGGCTGTTGCGGGCGTATGGGATCAGCGCCTCGACGGCGACTTGTTCAATTTTCGGGTCTGCTTTAGTTTGCGATTTCATCTCAATTTTATTTATCGTTGTCAAAACGGGTCAAATCTTTGTTGTGGTCCCTGCGGTCACTTCAATATCAACGATCTTCCATCCGTTGATGATCTGGGCCTTGCTCATGGCCTCGCCGACGATTTCCCGCCGCTGCCGAGCCTCGTTCTCGTCCTTGGTTCGGAGACTTATGATCACCCGCTCGCCCACAAATTTCGGCCCGCGATCCACCGTGAACCGGAGCTGAAAAAGTCCGCTTGGCTTCCGGCGCAAATGGTGGTTCGGCTTTTGAAAGTCGGCGGCGGACATGGTTGCGGGGGCTGGTGTTGGAGTGGATCAAAACGGGATGTCGTCTTCGTCGTCGCTGGTTGCGGTGACGGCGACGGCGACGGCTGCCGTGGCGCTGGCGGGTTGGGCTGCGGCCTTCACCGCGTCGGCGCGCTTGGCGTAGCCGAGCTTGGGGCTGGTTGCTCCGGCGTCCCGCATGGACTTCGGCAGGTCTTGGGTAATCCCACCGCAAGTGCCGTATTCGGCGTGGTCTTCGTCATCGAGCCACAGCGTGCAATCGGCATAAACCGCGCCGGAGTTCGCTTTGAAAAATGCGTCTTTGTTGAGCTTTTTCACGTCGATTTTCAATCTGATTTTAGTCATGGGGTTGTCATGGGGTTGTTTGGTTGTTGGAGAGGATTTGCAGCTTTCGCTCGTATTGCTGGCGCAGGTAATCTGCGGTCGCTGTAACGGTTTTGAGTTTGATTTTTGCGTCGATTAAAACGGGGCCACTCGGTGTGGTGATCTCCCAGTATTCGCCCCGGCTCGGCTTTTGGATTTTGAACCAGTGGCCGCTCATGGTTGGGCCGGGTTGTGCAAATTCATATTTGCAACATTCCGCCAGTAAGTATCCGTGAAAAGGAAAAAGGCGGCTCCATCGAATTATGGAACCGCGCATAGTTTCGCCGCGCTATGGTTCAGGTTCAGGCTGTTTATCATCGCGCTCATCATTGCCCGTCGCGCCGTCGTCAAAATCGCGGTCGTCTTCCTCCGCTTCCTCCCAGCAAACATAGCAGCTCGGAATCGGGTGGGTGGATGCGCAGCGTGAGCAGTTCACTTCCGCGCCTCCTCCCATGCTTCGTATGCCGATTGGCATTCGTCTGCTTTTGGGTGGTCCCAAGAACATATGACGAGGCATCTCGCCAGCCGATTCGCCAGAGCGCGTTGGGCAGTGAGTTGCTCGCGTAAATCATCCCGCTCGCGTTCTAGTTTCTGTGCGAGCTCAAACATTTCGCTATAATCACAAGCGTAGGTGTTCCACGATTTCATAATGCGTTCGTTTTCTGCGTCTGTTTCCGGTGTAGGTGTGTTCATAATTTTCTTTGGTTTCGGTACATCTTCGGGGTCAGGCCACCCGAGGCCGTCTAGTCCGCTCATGGTTTCATCTCAGTTGCGTTCTCTGGATTAAATCGGAACCGTTTGCGGAGGCTGGCGATCACCCGTTGCTGCATGGCATTCCACGCGGCTCCATAGTCGGAATCGCAGTGATCGTGACACCATTGCCACCATGAGTTGTGGTCGATGTCCGGCTCTTTTGCGCAGTGGAGTTCCACGCTATCCGCCGCCCATGTGCCGTCATCCTCTTGCGTCCAGCCGTCCACCGTTGCCGTCATTTTTGCGCGGCAGTAGGGGCAGCCGGAAGAAATGCGGAACTCACGATCCATCGCAACGAAGACCAGAGAACAAGTCTTCGCATCCGTTGTGCAGTAGCTTTCCAGTTTCTTTTTCATGGCTTTCCAATGTCGCCCACGGATGGACTTGTTTCGTTCTCCGTAATAATCTTCGTCAGGCGCGTGGTTACTTTGGCCGCGCATCTTTCCGCGCCCGCCAGCGTTTTGAACCCCGCCCAGCATCGCCACTCGCCATCCACGTCGTGCAGCACGGTGTAGCGGATCGGTTCTGGCGGTGGGTTGCATTCGTCGTGGCTATCAAAATCGCTGCCTCCCATGCAGTCGCAGTCGCTGCACAGCTGGCAGACTTCGCGCAGGGTCTTGCGGAATATCGCGTCGTGGTTTTGGCGGTAGGTTTTGCCGTCCACATTTCGGGGTGTGTCGCCTTTTCCGGCGGGGTGTTCTCGGTTCATTTTTTTAGTAGTTCGGCGCACTGGTCAGCGTGCTTTCTGAAATGCGGGTTGACGTCGTATTGGTCTTCGTAGGATTTCAGCGCGTGAATGATCGTGGCGTGGTCTTTCCGGCCGAACTGCTTCGCGGTTTTTTCGAGCGTCCAGCACGGGTTCGACTTTCGCGCTTGATAGATGCAGATAAACCGGGCAAAACTGGCCGCCCCGGTTCGGCACTTGCTGAGGATGATATCCGCCGGAACGCCCGTGACCTGCGAGACGGCCAAGACGACGTCGAGGGTTTTGGATTGCTCGCCCGCTATGGCGCGGCGTTTTAGCTCGGCAATCAGCTCGGGCGTGGTGAAGTCGATGATTTCAACGATCATGCGGTGGCCCTCCGGTATGATTCCCAGTCGAAAACGAACGCTTTTCCGTTCTCGCGCATCCGGCTTTTGATCGAGTCACCGAGCGCATCGCGCATCTGCTCCCGGTTGTAGTTGCCGATGATGACGGTCGGCCGTTTGGCGGCGTAGCGTTTGTCAATCAGGTTGGCGATGATGCGGTTTTCCCACTCTGATCCGCCGCGCTCTTGGAACTCGTCGATGACCAGAAATCCGGGCGATGACAGTTTGCCCAGCACGTCCTTTTCGGAAACCTTCGACCCGCTTTTGTTGCAGTCCCTCAGGTCGAGGAAAATGTCCATGGCCCGGCGGTAAAGCGCGGATTGTTTGCGCTGCATTCTGCCGCCCGGCCCGCCGATCCATTCGCCCTCGTCAAGCGGCCAATCTCCGGCCTTCGCGATCTCCGCTGCCATTTGGGTTTTCCCCGGCCCGCGCCCGCCGATGAAAGCGACGAGCGCGGAATTTGAAACCAGCGTTTTAGCCTCGGCGAACACCTCAAGCCAGCGGTCGCCCGTCAGCTCGATTGGCTTGACGTATTTCTCGCCCCAGCCGTTGGCCAGTTTGACGAGATTCGGCTTTGCGGCGAGGAGGCCCCCAGAATCGCTTTGAACGTCCCCTCCCTTGATTCCCCCTACGGGGGCGGCTTCAGCCATGCTGGCGAACGTCCTAGCGAGCGTGAGGGCGAAGTCTTGCGCTTCGTTGATGTTTCGATTTGGATTCATGGCAGTTCTAGGTTTTCGATCATGCCTGCGAATCGGCGGGCGGGTGGGCGGTTTGCCGGGAGGTCTCCGCCCCGTTCTTGCTCACGGGCCAGCCATGCGCTCAGGTAGCGACCGACGGCCTTTTTCCTCTTCGCCGGGTTGCGCTTGAGCCATTCCCCGGCGGCCGCGATTGAGCGGTCGATGTTCACGGCTGGGTAGGCCTGCTTCCACCCGAGGCGGTCGGCTTCGGTGATTCCCGAAAATCCGACTTCGTCGTCGTAGGTGATCCCGGCTTTTTTCGTCGGCACGGAGCAGGAACTTGTTCCGCTCAGTGCAAAAGGAGATTCATCTCCTAATTCTATTTCCTTCTTTTCTATTCCATTCCTTTCTCTTCTCTTCTCTTCCGTTGAAGCTGAGCTTGAAGCCGTGCTTGAAGCTATGCTTGAGGCATCTTCTGGAATGCCTTTGGCTACGGCGTTTTTCGCTCTTGCTTTTCCGCCTCGTTGCCCTCCTTCGCGCTTCATTCGCACCTCGTTTTCCTTCTCGACCGGGTAGCCCCAGACGGCCAGTGAATCCGCCTCCCATATCCACAGGTCGCAGTGGCCGGAAACCTCCTCTTTGGTCACTCCGCACGTCTGCTGCCAGCGGCGTGTCTTCCACTCTCGGCACGCTGCAATCTTACCTCCATTCTCCTGCTCGGCGCAGTAAGCCAGCAGGCAGAGCCATGTGGCTCGCTGCTCTGGCTCGGAGCCGATGAATTCGGGCGAGCGCAGGGTTTTTGTTTCAATGTTGATCCAGTTCATTTCTGTTTTTATAGGTTTTTGATTCTCCCGTATTCAGCGATCAGCGCGGCGTCGATCATGCCATCGTGCGGCTTCACGCATCGCTCCGACCGCAGCCACCGCTCGTCCGGCCAGAGTTGCCTCGCCTTGGTCAGCGCGGCGGGCTTGGTGTCGCCCTTCGCGCAGCCCGGCAGCATGACTTTCTGCCATATCTGCGGCGTGACCCGGTGGTGCCGAATCTCCAGCGTTTCAAGCACGCCCCGGATGCAGCCGTAGCTGTCCCACATGGATGAGATGGCCATGACTCCCGCGCTGAACTTGCCGGGCGTTTCAAGGATCGCCGTCACCTTGCCTGTGTGCCGCAGCTTGAGCAGGAAGTCGCCGACGTCTATCGCGTCAACCTCGTTGCCTGTCTTCTTGCGCCTCGTCGGCATCTCGATGCGGTCAATCAGCGATCCGGCATAGCCAACCGCGACGAGGCCGCCTGTCAGGCCGTTGTCGATTCCGATGTAGATCATTGGCGTGCCTCCCTGTTTTTGACTGAGGCCAATCCGTCGTAGGTGCCGATGATTTCGGGAAACGCTCGGACGATTCGGCGGAGGTTTTCAGGGTCGGCTGCCAGCATGGCTTCCGCCAAACAGTTGACGAACGAGCCGCCCCTTTTGCGCATCTCCCAGACGATTGCGTGCAGCGGGTTTTCAAGCTCGAGGCCGTGAATGTCAGACATACTTCGTCGGCCCCTCCAAAGCGATTATACCTTGATAGCTCGCGGGCCACTTGCCGCTGGCTTGGCATTTTTTATATTCGGTCAGCACGGTTTCCAGCTTGGCCATCCCGCTTTCCATCCAGTTCTCAGCGGTGTAGACCGCGTTGGCATAGGGCGCGGATTTCTCGACTGCGATCCACGTCCAAAACGGGCTGGAATCAAGGTTTTCGGCCTTGCCAAGCACCGAGCAATACCACGCCGCTTGCAGGTCGTAATGGTAGTTCATGACGTTCCGCCGGAATTCACGCGGCGAGGCGTCTTGGCAGGTCTTCAAGTCCGAGATGACCCACTCGCCGTCCTCGTTGCTCCCGTGGCAGTCGAGCAACGCCTTGCACTCGACACCGTGGAGGGTGGCGAAGATCGGCGTCTCGCGGTGCTGGCACTGCGTCAGGAGCGAACGCGCATAGACGTTACCTCGCACCGCATGGGCCATGAGGTTGAGGTCGGTTTCCTCCTCCTCTGAGATGATCGGCAGCGTCTGCTCGGCTTTCCATGCCTTGCCCTCTTTCGTGACGAATGACATTCCTTCCGGCTTGATTGCGCAAAGTTCGCCGAGCGTCTTGTCTTCAAGGATCATCGCGTGGGCGAAGGTTCCAATCTGCATCGCCGAGGTCGGCGCTTTGCGCTTCTCGTTGAGCGCGGCTTGGTAGTGCGCAGGCAGCTTAAGGAGCTGCTTGGCCAGCGAAAAATTGAGCGCCGGGTGGGCGCGGTATTCTTCGACGGTCATGGCTCGATCCCTCCTTCGTTTTCTTCTGCGGCGTCTTCGATGGCGAGCGGAAGGATGAATGATGGCGCGGCCGCGCTGACCGCTGGGCGGCGGGTGACGTTGCGTGCTTCGCTGATGTCGTGGACTTCCTCGGTGGACTGCATCCCGAGGGTGATGTCAGGAGCGTAAAGGCGGCAGAAGAAAGCGGCGGCTCGGTAGCGCAGCATCAACTCCGGCATGGTGATCCATTTGCTGCCGCTTTTCGTTGACCAGCCCTCCGCCTTAGCCATCGCCATAGAAATGACTGGCCCTTCGTAGCGTTCGCCCGTCTCCCGCAGTAGCGCCCATGCGTAGCACTCGCGGCTTTGACCTTCGCCGCTCAAAGCGTATTGCAGCGGCGTGAACCGCTCCGACTTGTTGAGCATGGCGATCTGGAAGGTTGCCCGAAACGACGGCCGACCGTGGATGATGTCGCAATTTTGCATGACCATAAACGGGTCAGCGCAGAGGCGCTTGGCGATGTTGAAGGCGATGGCGCAATTGCTCAGATTGCCTTGGAATTCTTTCGGAACCAAGGTGGATGCCGCGAGCATTTTGGATTCGCGTTGGAGTAGCTCAAAGGCCATGGTGTTTTGCTCGACGAGCGTCAGTGTTGTTGTTGTCATATTTTTGTTTTTCTAGGATTCAGTTTTTGGTGGTTTTCAGGAGTGATGCGACAAATGCGGCTACGGATTCTGCCGCGTGAAATCTGGTGCGGGTTGCGCGGCATTGGCGGATTCTCATCCGCCGCAGGAACTCGATGTCCACGCTCGGATTGTTACCGAAGCACGGCACCAGCGGACGGCGATTGATTTGGATCGGGGTCATGCGGATAGCGGCCGGAGTTGATAGAGGAAGTCCCGTGATTCACTGTCGCGCTTGAGCCGCACGTCGTAGCCGCTCGACCGCAGATCACGCAGACGCCGGAGCGATTCGCGCTGGCCGCCGACCTCGATGATCTTGCTGGCCGGGTGCCATTCGCCGTCCGACATGAGGCCGAGGATTAGCCGCTGGGCTTTGTTAAAATCCTTCAGGTCTTGGGTGGTCAGAACACCCACGCCGCCGAGACTCTCGATTGTTGCGTTGGTTTTCATGGCTGAATGAGTTTGACGAGTTCGCGCAAGGCGATGACGGCTCCGATTCCGGCGGCTCCGAAGGCGGCTGCCATCGGGACGGCTAGCCAGTCGGGCGGGTTGGCGATGATTTTCGGGATTTTCATACTTGTTTGGGGATGTTGATTTAATTTGGTTGAATTGCGTTTAACTGTGAGATCAAAAAATGAACGCTTTCCGCTCGGGTTTGATTTGGATCTGGTCAAGGTCGTAGCGGATCGGCTTGACGGGCAGGATCGGCCGGATGGCCCCCGACTTGTTCCAGCGGCTAACCGTGCGGCGCGAAACCTTGAAGTGCTCGGCGAACTGTTTTGGGCTGACGGGGTTCATGGCTTATCCCGGTTGATGGTGGCTTCCAAAGCGCGGCGAAGAACGAGGCGGCAAAATGCCGATTCGCTCCGCTCTTGGGCTTTGGCGAGCTGTTTGATTTGGCTGCGCAGTTCGGGGCTGACCCGGATTGCGAGGTAGGAGTAGGCTTGGTCTGGTTTTGGTTTAGGCATCGGTTTAGTTTAGGTTGGCTTATATTTGAGCGCGCGGACCTTTTACTCAGTTAAATTGCGTTTAAAAGATAAATTTTGCGAAAACGAAAAATTATTTTTACACGGTTTAAAACGCGTTTAAAATTCCTCCCAATGACGGACCAAAGCCCCCGTCAAAAATAAAAAAAAATGACCGAAAAATCTCAGCCCGGCCGCTCCCCCGGTAACACGATGCTCGGGGTTTCCATGACAGTTGAACTCAAGGCAGCGATCCGCAAGGCCGCCGAAAAAGAAAACCGCACGATGGCCAATTGGTGCGCGGTCTACCTGCAAGCGGCCGTCGATGAAATCCAAGCCACGACCAAGCGCGAGGCCGGAGGCAAGCCGCCGACCAAATCCGCGTAGCGTCATCTTAGAGTCAATAATCGCCCTGATGACCCGAAAACCACTGCAAATAAAGGATCGGCCTGTTTCTTCGTAATGAATAGGTCGTGAGTTCGAATCTCACCAGCGGCTCCTGTTTTTCAAAGAGTTACGAAAAACGAGAAAGCGGAAACGGGACGGAAATGGACACGTTCGGACAGGTGTAGCGTCAATAACGTCAACAATTCTAACTGAGGAAACCATGCCCCGGACACCTAAAATGATCGTCATCTCATCGCCGGATGGGCACACGGTGGACATCCCCGCTTGCCTTTCCGCTGACGGTAAAAGGCACCGGAAACGGTTTGCGGCAAAGACGGAGGCGGAAAAGTTCGCGGCCCGGCTGCGGGCGGAATACGGCTCAGGCGTGCGCGGCTCGGCCTTGTCGGCCAATACCGCAGCGGATGCCGTCCGGGCGATGCAAATCCTTGCCGCCCACAAAATGACGCTTACGGAGGCCGCTAAGATCGCCGTGGCGATGGCCGAGAAGGATCACGGCGGCGAGACGTTTGCCGACCGATTCCGGCGCTGCTACGCGGACGGGAAAACGCACTGGTCGCCGAAATACGAAAAGCAGATGAGGAAGATTCCGACGTGGGTGCCGGACTGGTTTTTGGAATCCCGCTGCGGCGCGTGCGACCGGGCGACGATTGAGCGAGCCGTCCTTGAGATGAAGCCGGGTGCCTCCCTAAGTTCGCTGGGTTATTATTCGATTCGGATCAATTCGGCCCTGCATTTCGAGCGCCCCCGCCACCGCAAGAAAGCCAAAATCGTGATCCTCGATGCTGACCAGCGGCTGGCAATGTTCGCGGCCTGCAAGTCACGGGCGGAGACGTTCGCCGTCGCTCTCCTGATGTATGCCGGAATTAGGCCGGACTCTGAAAATGGAGAAATCATGCGGCTCGACTGGGCCGCGTTTGCTAATGATGAAATCGAAATCAGTGAATTCGTCTCAAAAACCAATCGGCCCAGAAAGATTCCGATCTTGCCCGCGTTGCGGCGGTTGATTGCTGACCGCCCGACGCAGGGCCGTGTCACCCCGAAAAACTGGCCGAGAGTCTGGACGCGGCTGCGGGCGGCGGCAGGGCTGACAGACTCCGACGAATGCCGCCACACGTTCGCTAGCCACCTGCTTGCGCATTACGAGGGGCACGAGGGGAAGACGAAGCTAGCCATGGGCCACACTGAGGGCAGCGCGGTCCTCTTTCGGCACTACGCCGCAGCGGTCAACATTGCCGAGGGCAAGGCGTATTTTGCGTAACTAAAAAAAGCCCCGCCGGATTAGGGCGGGGCTTTTAGTGGTTAGGAGGATCAGGCGTCGCACTCGGGAAGCCGCTTTGCCCCCCAGCCGTGCTCCTTCGCGTAGGCTTTCGCGTCGGCGACCGTCCGGAACAATGGTTGCCTGCCGATGTTGTCGCCTTTCCAGTGGGCAAGTTTCCAGTCCCCTTCTGCGCGCCTGAAAATCATCGCTATCGTCTGATGTTTCGGAGGCCGCCCGCCCTTCTTACCATTGGCCGCGCTGGCGGCGTTCTGGGCGGGTGTCGGGTTAATGCGGGAGAGTTTGCCGAGGGCAACGGCGGCGGGGTTCTTGGTTGTTTTCATTTTCGTATTTCGTTGGGTGATTCAATTTTCGAAGAAATGAAGCTCTCCTGATTCACCTCGCTCGCACCAGTAGTCGTAGCGCAAGGAGCAGTTCCACGTTGCCTCCCAGTCAATGATAATCCAAGAAGGAAAATCAGCCGGAATGGCGTCCGTTTCAATCGCCTGATTTTCCGTGAAATCCGCTCTGCTTTCGGCGGTCCCGGCATACTTCTCAAGGAAGTCGTCAATGCTCGGCCCTACGTTCTCGGCGTATAACCCGAAGGCCTCCTTTTGCCATTCTTCCATTTCGATCCATTCCCAGAGAATCGCGGGAGGGGCGGAGCTTTCGGAATACCAGATTTCCGGGAACCCTTGAAAATCTTGAAACATGAGTTCCGGGTCTTGCTCGTCGGAATGCAGGGCGGCTGCGGCCTCAAGGAACTCGTCGCGGGTTGAGTATTCGCTGAGGTCGAGCCAGTCCCCAGCAATGCTGCCTGAGTTGTATTTGGCGTAGGTTCCGACGTAGAGCATCGGGTGGTTTGCGTGTTGCGTTTTCATTTAATTGGTTTGAATGGGGTATAACTGGATAGTCAAAAAAAAGCCGGGGGATCGAACCCCGGCTTGTGATCATGCGTAGAAATAGACTCGCCGTGAGTCATCGAGATTCCAAGCGTCATGGCGGTGTGCGGACGGGTTGTAAGGATCATACGGCAAGATGCCGAAGCTCTTGCCGTTGACGCTGCGCTCCATGTCGCGCTCCGTAAGATTGTTGTAACCTCTATATGCACCAGAGGCGTGCAGAACATCGCCAAGGACAATAGCGGCCCCAATCCGGCGTTCTTTCCAATCATCGGGGGAATGGATGAGTAGCGAATTTACAGCGTCAAGCAGGTCTGTGATTTTGATCGTTTTTTTCATAGTGGTGGCGGTTTTTATTTAGTAGGAATGAAGTTGGATGCTGTCGTTTGCGCCGCTATTTTCCGGCTCGTTTTGTTGGTCCTCAAACTCAAGCTGATCGTGCGCAAGGTCACGCGCCGCGCTGGGCGGGGCGTCCTTTGCAATCCAATAGTCATAAGCTGCGGCAAATCGTTCTTGGTAAGTTTTCATTTGGTGTGTGTGTGTGTTGTTGCCTTGGCGATTGCAGCGTGGTGCGCTGTCATTGCTTGTTCGCAAGCGATACGTTTTTCTAAGTTGTCGCGGTCTTCTCGATGCGCGGCGGCGGCTGTGTTCCAAACCGTAGCGGTGTCGCCGTTCGCTTTGGCGATTGCGGTGCGAGCAGCCCCCCACATTGCAAGGTCGTAGCTGTCGGCTTCCCGTGGCTCCTGTGGCATGAGCATTTGCAAAGCCTCCAGCAATTCAGGCGCGGCGGCGATTAAGCGAGCATTTGCCCCGGCATCGTTGTCTTGGATGTGATATTGCGTTACGTTTGATGAGTGATTATGGACTATCGCAATCCGCAATCCCCGCGCCAAATAAAACGACGTTTCGGAAAGCTCGTTTTGAATGTAGCCGTCCCAAGTTATTGTATCGTTGCCAATTAGCAACCATGCTGCTTCTTTTGTGATTTCTACGGAATGTGTCATTGTTTCGTTTGGTTTTGTGTTTGTTGCAGTGGGTTAGCGGGTGGCAGCGACGGCAGCAGTGACTACTGCGACTAACTGTGGGGCGACTTCGCAAATCACTGATCGACCGTCGATGATTGCGTGAGCGATCAGCTTGCAGGTGGCAGTGGTGATTTTCTGATTTGCGGTGACGGTGAACGTGTCAACGTCGCCTTCGATGACGATGTCGCCGTTAGGGATTCGTTCGCCGAGAAGGATGCTAAGGACTGCGTTCTCTGCGTTGCGGATGGTGGTGTTCATTTGGTGTGGTGTGTGTGTGTGTGTGGAGAGAGTGAAGCGGGGGAACCGCTTGTGGTTGGTTTAGGCTTCCGTGCAGGCATCCCAAACGGCGTCGAATGCCTCGGCGTTTTTCTTGTTGCGGCGACCTGTTGCAGAGGTTGCTTTGGCAACATACTCAGCCTGCCGAGATGAGAGTGGGCGAACCTCAAGTTGGTCAGCGAGGGACTGGTAGAATTCGTTGCCTTCATGCGACCGGAGCATATCGGCGATGTAGCCAATTTTTTCCCGGCGGCTGGCGAGGAGTTGGGCGTGAGCGTCCTCTGCTGCCTGCTGGCGTTGCCGGTAAGCGTCAAACTCGGCTGCGCGTTTTTGATTGCGAGCCTCAAGCTGCTGAGTGGTCAATCGGTAACGGATTGATTCAGAATCGGCTCCAACTTTAAGAGCGCATTCGCTGCCAATGAATCTAAGAACGCCCTCATCGTCTTTAATAACAACATGGTGGAGGATGCCAGTGCCGCAATGTGAGCAACTCCCAGCCCCTTCGGGGGCGTTGGCGAGAGCTGCATAGTATGCGCTTGGGTTATGCTCGGCAAGTGAAGGAGACGGCAGGCTGAAAAAGCCAATGACATTAGCGTTTCTGAGTGATTTCATTTAAATGGTTTGAATGGAGTTTAACTGGAGAGTCAAAAAAGAGCCGGGGGGTTGGTTGGTGTTTCGGTGTCAGCGTCGGCTGACTGAATGGAAAAAAACCCACTCGCTCCGGTTTGTAAACTACCTTTTTTAACGACACGAAAAAACCCTTTATTTCTAAAGGGTTGCACGGGCAAAAAAATCAAATTTTGCGTCAGGATTCTCCGAAACTTGTGAGGCGCTTCAAGGGGGCGGTCAGCACGATGAGGCGGCACTCCCCGCGAACCCGAACCCGAACCCGCTGGCGGTCATGGTTAGTAGCTGACGAACAAATAGGCCAGCCAGAAGGCCGCAAGAAACAACATGGCGATGACCCCCGGCCACCAAGGTGGGGATTCGGGCGGCTCCATGTCGTAGTTAGAAGACATCATTACTTTTCGGCGAGGATTTCGATCACCCGCATGGCGGACGGCGCGTCCACGCTAACGTCTTTGCTGCCGTCCGGATTGACCCGGACGGAGCAGGAGGCGAGGCAGACAATGGCAACAAGTGTGGCGATGGTTTTCATGGTTCTTGGGTTGGGGTTGCGTCCTTGGCCAAATAACCGAGGATGGCGAGAGTGACGGGCAGCGCCCATGTTTTCCAGTCCGCGATGTCGTGGCCCTGTTGGACGATCCCTTGGATGGCGGCGGCGGCGGCTGCAAGCAGTCCGATGAGTGTGGTTTTCATAACGATTATTTCCAGAACTTAGAGATGAGGTATAGGACGAAAACTCCGAGGGCGTTGAGCAGGACAGCCGCGCCGATAATTTTGTGTTTGTCCGCTTCCAGTTCGCTGACCCGTTTATTCACGGCCTCAAGCTGGTGAACCCGAACATACTCAAGCCGCATCTCGGTGATCTGGGAAAGCAGCAGGTCCACCTTGGCTTCGGTGCTTTTAATGGATGCGCCGACGGAAAGACGCCATTCGCGTTGCAGCTCGGATACTTCGGAGTGGGGTTCTGACATGGGGGAGGTGGGTGAAAGTGTTACGGCTCGGGCTCGGGTTCCGGCGGCGCAACGTAGACAAATGCGGCTCCGTCGAACACGATGTCCGAGCGGCCAGCAGTTACAGGAGCGCGGCTGGCGAATCGCGGGACAGCGAGCGCGTCGAGGCTGGCGTTGACCTGCAGGCCCAATGCGGTATTGGCGGCAAATGTGGCGAGCGTAGCTGGCACGTCGGCGTTCAGCACGGCCAGCAGGCGGTCGGTTGGAAGACTCCAGAACTGCGCGTTGGTGGTGGCGAGCGTGCTGGCGAGATGGTGCGTGGCTTCGCCTGCTTGCAGGACGAGTTGTTCTTTTGCCTGCAAGTCGGCTTCGGCTTGGGTGAGTTGGCGGATGATTGACATGGTATTGGTTAGTAAAGGATACAGACAGGGTG